AGGATCACGAATAACATATATCTCATTACAAGAACCATATCTCTGTCTGGTCAAACCTCTCATAGGTACAAGTTGTTCTTCAGAATTATGTGTTACCGCATCATTGAATGGAATACCTTCTATTGGTAGATTACGATATACCATGTTACCGCCATGTCCTTCACCATCAGTTAGGAATACAGCATTAACAAGTTGTAGCTTATATTGTTTTTTGAATTCTGGAATAATTTCCATGGCAGCAATAACTGCTTCATTGAGTGGGGTACCACCAAGGCAGAACCAATCCAATCTATGATGACCAGTAGTCATATACAATAATGCACCACAAGCATATGAATATTCGGATGCAGACATTTTACTGGAAAGAATGTTTAACAAGTTACATTTGTCTAGGTAAATATTACCATCTTTCCAAGTTTCTTTCAACCATTCATGTTGGTCATATTCGGATGAAAAGGCATATACATCAAAGGGAATATTAACCTTCTTGCAAAAGAGTGTTAGGTTAATTAACTGTTTGACTGTATTGTTAATATTTTCGGACATCGAACCTGACCAATCTAGAAACATAACCAGACCATGTGATTTGCCTTCAGCAACTACTGTGGCTTTCTTGAAGATATCCTCATTGAACACATAAGAATAAATCTTGGACATATTCAATTCACCAGTTTTGGCAATAGATGTGCGTTTCATTTGGTCAGCATTTTTGCGCATCTCAAATTCTTTGGCTAGATACGATACAACTTTAGTTGAATCTTTCCTAGTTTTTTGGAAACTTACAGGATCAGTTGCAAATTCTGGAGCTTCGGCTTTATATCTTTTCCATAATTGCTTATATGGAATAATCATTTTATCCAAGTTGATGGATGGAATATTGCCGTAGTAATATTCTCTACCTGTATTCGCATATAATCTATTTTGGTTTCTTTCATACGCTTCATCTGTATGAGATTTAATATCATTGTGACCTTCTACGCCGGCACCCTGAGTTCCACTTTGTTCATTTTCTTTAACTTCATCCGATTGCTGAAATGAATCTTCATCATAATTTCCTTCTGGTGAGTTAGGATTAAATTCCATTTCTTCAGTTTCTTCTTCGGAATCTTCATAACCATCGTTATCAAATTCTTCATCTTCCTCTTGGTCACCAGATTCTACTCTTTTCTTCTCCGCTTCTTCGGCTTGGTCTTTCATAAACTTACCAATTCTTATTCCAAGCTCAATTACATCATCATAGGTTTGTGTTGATTCAATTTCTTTTAATAAAGAGGTTTCTTCTTCATTGAATTTAATACCTTGAGTGGGTCCGCCTTTGCAGAAAAGGTTAACACGGTCAATAAAGTTTAGTGTATTCATATCAACGCCAGCTGTACCAAAGAAATCTTTTGCGATTAATTCGGAATAACCACGGACAAATGAGGCACGAATACCAGGATATTTGTTTTTGATTTTACGCTCAATACGGGAATCTTCCAATACATTCATCAATGACATGGATAATTTTAATTCTAAGGCTTTTCGTATGCCTTCTTCTGGAGTATATAATGCGTGGCCAACTTCGTGACCACATAATAGGTCATAAAGATAACCAGAGATATTATTATCTAATATTGGTAATGTTAAAATACGATTCTTAACATCGAATTGTGCAGTTGGTACTTGCCGCTGTTCAACGGTAAGATTTTCTGTAGCCATTAGTTTGGCAAGTAACGATTTAGATTCTATAAGTTCCATGTATTCTCCGAGTTGATAGAACCATTATACAGGAACCACGGTCGGTGTCAACCATGGTGTTGTTTTTATACATCAGTAATCTATACCAAAATAACGGCATAGGATTTCTTCAGTTTGGTAACCTTTTTTCTCTACAATATCTACACATTTATATATTAGTAGTTCCGCAAAGGTATCAAGTATGCCATCAATGTCCTCTGGATCATTTTCATTGATGGCCACTTTTTTCATTTTCTCAAGTGCCGAGTTATTTTTTTTATTCGACATTTACTTGATTAAAACTTGTATTGGCTGGAGATTCCACAGTAGCATCTACTTTAGAATACAAGTCTAAGAATGCCGTTTTAGTTTCTTCATCAAAACGATTAACACATAATGTAATGGCTTTCATCTTATCACCAAAGATTTTAAAAGCCTGTGCAATGTGTACCAAACGGCGAGTGGAGATAATCTCATCTGTTGCACCTTGGCCAAATGATTGCCGAACTACATCAGCCCATTGTACCAGATTCTCAACGAATACTTGGTCATCAATTAACGGAGAAAGGATTTTCTTCTCTGTTTTAGCATCAGGATAATTCTGTTCAACAGTAATAGGAAACCGCTCTAGGAACGCATCATCTAAAATCTGTGATAGATACTTACCCTCATCACTACCACGACCTTTGGTGTTTGCTGTACATATAACATTGAAACCTTTAGCTGGATATACCATTTCACCAGTTTTCTTATTGTAGTATGGTTTACCTTCTAAGATACCTTGTAAGCATAATAGTTTATTGGAACCACGGTCAACTTCGTCAATCAGTAATACTGTGCCACGCTTCATAGCGGTAATTACGGGGCCATCATGGTAAACTGTATTACCATTAATCAAAGCAAAGCCGCCAAGTAAATCAGATTCATCAGTTTCAATACTGATATTAACACGGACACATTCACGGTCTAATTCAGCACAAACTTGTTCAACCATCAATGTTTTACCATTGCCTGATAAACCAGTAATAAAAATAGGATAGAACATTTTTGTTTTTAGAATATTCCGCAAATCTTTGAAAAAGCCAAAAGGAACATAATCAGGATATCGAGCAGGAACAGAAGGTTCATTATCATCAACCATTTTAGGTTGTCGTAATTGTACCACATTTTGATATGCTACTTCCATTTCAGGTTCTTCCTGTTTAATTGATTCTTTTTTCACAATCGTTTTACCAGATGATGGTACTTTGTAGTATCCTCGACCATGGCGAAATTCGGATTTGGTTACTAACCAATAAGGATAAGGTGCGCCAGATTCACTTACCACTTCAGCAATACCGTCTCTAGTTACAACGGCATTGTTACCAAATATTCTCTCACAAGCTTCAACGAAAGACAGAGCATTTTTATTCATAATATAGTTCCTAATCAAGTAAAATAATAGTATAACACAACCACGGCAGGTGTCAAGCTAGTTGTTGTTTATTGGCAACACTCTTGTTCATTTGACGCATGGCCGCATTTAAATTGATAAGATGGATTGAACTATGTTCCCTTTTAACGGTAATAGTATCACCTTCTTCCCAATCACTTTCGGCAAGTAATTCTGGTGGAAATGTTAAAATACTATCTCCCGAGCCATCTTTGGCATCTTCAACTGTTGTTTGATAAATCATTGATACATCTCCTTGCGTTTTTGGTAGTCGGATAAATCATTTTCCATTTGTGTTAAGTTAGCCCACTTCTTAGTGGCTATATCTAGGCGCCTCCAAGCAGGTATTTCACCGTCATCTGTGACGGCACCAAGCCAAATGTATTGGCCGCTCGGTATATTTTGCTCATTCATGCTTTTTTCCTTCAGTTTTATCAAAAATTTGCTGTGAAATTGATGTTGCCAACTCATCCGCCAGCTTCGGATTGAATTTTACTAAAAAATACGCAACATCATCAATAGGTAAGTGCTTCAAATTAAACATTACCGAGTCAATTCCTCGATAAATCTCTGTTTTTTCGTGTTCCATTAGCATTTTTATCTCCTCATGCTCGAAATTTCTCTTGCTTCGTTGTCGGTAAACACAGGAACTGCGTTGGACTTGTGCATTGTTGCAACTCCCTTCATTTTTGCGCCTGTGTATGTGTTTCCATCTACTGATTTTGTGCAAGGAATGAATCCTGTATCCAAGGACGCATATTTTGGCGTTTCTCGGCCAGGTGGGATCCTAGGTGATGGAAAAGGCTTAGAAATATTCTTAGGAACGGCAATTATTCGTCTTCCTGAGATTTTATTAAGCGATTTGACCCAATCATCTTTTTGCTCTTGCTGAGCTTTAGATAATTTCTTTGGTTTGGATTTTGGAATATAACCGTATATCATCATAATAGAGTCCTTTCAACTAAGAATCTATTATACGACAGTTACAGGATTAAGTCAATAGGTTTGTTGTATCAAAACAACAAATTACCGTTTTTCTTGCATTTTGGTATTTTCGTCCATGCTTTTGAGGAAATCATCATAATTTTGATTTTTCAATTTTTTGATTTCTGCGTGTTCGTTGCGATGTTTGCGCTGAGGCATATATTTGTAATCATCGTTATAATCTTGGTTCTTACGGAACTTCCCTACAAATTTTGTCACTAACTTCTCCTATTTTATTGTTTCGAAATTTATACCTCTGAATTTAAATTCAGGTGTGTTGTTAAGATTTGCACCAGACACATAAGTCACGGCTGCATTTGGATAACATATCATTGTGAGTTTGAGTAATTGCGCTATTGTGCCATCGGTGTCATTGAACGAAAAAACTTCATCAACACATTGCAAACTGGTTATTATTTCCTTGCGTGTATCATAATTATGCACAAATCCACCTTGAGCCCATAACATCCACCAATCTGAGTGTATTCCGACAATTAACCAGTCACCTTTTCTTCTACACTTCTTTAAGAAGTTTAGTTCTTCTAATGACAACGGATCAAAAGAACCGCTGGTGACTATTATCTTGTCTTTTTCAATCATTTATGGTAGTAGTTCTGGGAAAGCCTCTTTTATAAATTTATAATCTAAACCTCTCACACCTAAATCCTTTTGGAAAATACCTATGATGACTTCTGCTTCACGGGGTTCCAAAGATTCTAGTATTTGTAATAATAATTCATTCCTTTTTTGAGGTGTCAGCTTTTCAGCCATTTGGTCACCTTTTCTAAACATATACATTTTACGGAGCTGATTCGACAACTGCGCTGTTGAAATGCCAGGTAATGTATCTGTTGGTATTTTGTAATTATTAGGCATTTCATGCATCAGCCATTCTATTTGCGGATGATATGCCAATTCAAATACTTGTACCAATGTTTTGGATAGATTCTTCTCTATCACCAACATTCTTTCTTTCTTGTTTGTAGCCAACTCAAATTCGTCCAATACTTCGAATATATTTTTCATCAAAATTCCTCAATTACATCCATTAAATTCTTTAGTTTGTTCCATAA